CCCCAAGAGTTACCCCAAGACGTCGCCCAGGAATTACCCCACGTCTTAAAAAGGAAAGCCATTACAGCGGCCCCCACTCGTTGCCGGCAGAGCCGGTGCCGACAACCTGCACGTCGTTGACGTACTGAATGTTGGCGTCTACCTGACCTGCAACCGTGAAGGTGAGCGAGTCCGTCTTGGCCTTCACCGCCGTCAGGTCAGAGCTTGTAGCAAGCCCCGCCTGGATTTCGGTTATGGCGCTGGTGGCAATGGACGCCGCGGTGATGGCGTCGTTGGCAATGCTCGACACCGTGACCGAACTGCCAGGGAGGGCGGCAAACACTTGTTCGCGCAAGTCAATCGGATCGGCGCCCGAGGCGGTAATGTGGAACACCAAGTCGCCAAGCGTGTCGGTGTTGCCCGAGGTCAGGGCAAGGCTATACCACCCGTCGCCGCGCTCCGTGACCGTAGGCGAAACAGACGCAAAAGCCGCGCCGTTCTTGGACAGCGTAATAGTCAGGGTCGCGCCCGTCTTGCCGGTCACATGGTCGGCAGAGTCGGTCAGAAACACCATCAAGTTCCGCGCCGTCGATTGCTGAAGCATGACTTACCCCTTGTTCACGACGCGGGACTTGGAATAGGTATTGCCGCCACCGCCGCCCGAATAAGTGCCGGTGAACTCGGTGCCGTTCGCGCCGTAGGAAACGCCAAGTTTCACATCCGCAGGGATAGGCTGTTCAAGCGTGCCGGTGTAGTCGTTGCCATTCGGCCCGTACAGCACGCCCTGATCGACGTCCCCTACCGGGGGATAGGTGCCGCTCACCGTCGGCGGGTAGTGCAGCAGCACGGCCTCGATGTCGTAATTGATGAAGGTGCTGGACGAGTTGACCGCCTGCGTGCCAGCGGTCGCGACTGTCGTGCCGCTCACGAGCGCGAGGCCGTCACCCGGCTTGATGAGAATGCCCTGCCCCGGCTTGGCGTCGAACAGCAGGTCGTTGTCGAGCGACGACCGCTGCATCCCAATCTTGACCTCGCCAATGGCGGGGAAGATGTTGGCCATCAAGGTGCGGCTAAAGGTTCCGGCATTGAGTTGCGCCGTGTTCCACGCCGCGAGCGAAACGCCCGCTCCTTGATACGCCAGCCCGTGCGTCTCGTAATAGTCGGCCTGCCACTCGCCAGAGATGCGCGGCTGCAAGGGGCCGGACTTCACGACGAGAGCAGAGGGGGCGGTCTTGGAGGTGTCGGGCAGGATGGGCGTCACCGTGTCGCCGCCCTGTCCGATGCCCGAGATACGGCACAGGCGCAGCGACGGGTTCAGCACGGCCTCGCCGTCCATCGGCAGCACCCACAACTTGACTGCCAGCACCACGCCTGAGCCGGTGCCGTTGAAGATGGCAAAGTTCGCCTCGTCCAATCGGCGGTCGGTCGAAAGGTCGGTCGATCGGCAGATGTACGTCGCGCCGGTCGAGATGTTCGTCACCACCGCCGCAGTCTGCATCGAGTGCTGCGACCCATACGCGTCTTGAAACAGGCCGACACCCTCGCCTTCGCGCAGGATGATTGGCTCAACGTCCGCACTCTCGCCGCCGCGAAAGATGTCAGCGAAATGTGATTTCTGGTGCGTGACCATCGACCCGCCAAAGGTGCGGCTGCTGAATTGCGTGTTTACTAGGGTCAGCGAGTAGGCCGGTGCGTCCGCGATGCGACGGAAGATGTCCGTCGCCGTCGCGCTGTCGGGGTCGTTGACCACGGACACTTGCGATGGCAGCGAAGCGTTGCTCGTATCCACCTTGATAGGAGTTACAGCATCGCCCCCAGACACCGCCGTGATGCGCTTGATGGAAAGCGACCCCGCCCGACCGATGCCCGCCGTGTTGTTGCTGACCGGCGCAGAGGGCGACACACGCAGCGACACCAGCTCGAAGTAGCGGCGGTCGTCCGATGTCTCGTTGTTGAAGATGGCGAGCAGGCCGTCCTCCAAAGGACGGACATCGACGGCATCCAGCTTGATGTAAAGCGTTTCAGCCATCGGCGGGCGGCTCCGTCACGACTTCAAAGCGCGTATAGCGCCCCTGCACCTTGCACGATGGGCAGGTGATCGGCGGAGAGTACCCGCCGACCCCGCCGTTCAAGTCGTGCGAGATACGGTCAGCCAACTCCTGCGCCACTTCCCACTCATGGCCGCAGGTCTTGTGGCGCAAGGTAGGCATGGCTTAGGTGTTCGTGAACTCGATCTCGAGGTCGGCAGTGCCGACCGCAGAGGTGCCGCTGTGGAAGAGCTGCACGCCTTCGCCGGAGCGGCAGGTCACAGGCTCGACGTTCGTATCGCCATAACCCGCGTTCCAGATTTCCGCGAACGGCACCAGCGTCAGCCAGTTGGCCTGCGTAGTACCCGCAACGACCGGTTCCTCGTTCACGAACAAAAACCGGCGGAAGATGTCCGTACCCGTCACGGTGCGGTTGGTGCCGCAAGTCGTGTTGGCATCAAGCGCCGCCGAGTTCGTGTCGTGCTTGACCGGGGTCACCGCCGTGCCAGCCGATGCCGCCGTGATGCGCCGCACCTGTCCGGTCGTGATAACGCCCGTCACCGCCGCCGTACCGTTGTTAAACCAATACATCCGATAAGCACGGATGACTCGCGCCGTTCCGGTCGCGTTGAACACGTCGAGCATATCTTTACCCGACGCATACGCCACCGCACCCGCTGTTGCTCTCCAAGTCGCTGCCATGTCTCAGACTCCTGTGATGATCTTGCCCGTGCCCTGAGTGGCACGGAACACTTCGATTTCGCCGCTGCCGTCCATCTGCGGCCCGGCGGCCCATTGCTGCACCTTGCCCTCGCGCAGCGCCGTCACGCTCGCATCAAGGTCATCCCGCGTGTCGCCAGGCATCAGCCCGAGCCGACGCCCGGCCTGAATCTTGAGCATGAAGTCCACGCACCGCTTCACCGCCCACTCGGGGACGGGCGACTCAACCCGCAGCAGCCACGATCCGAGAGTCGGGCGCCATTCCATCGCGGGCTGTTTCACGCCAAAAACCTCAGTTTGTAGAGGGTGGAAAGGTACAGGCCTACGAACTCTGAGGCTTTCATGCCATACCCTCCGGCGGCATCATTCCGTCAGGCGGCATCCCCATGCCCATGTCAGGCGGGGCTTCCGGCATCTCAGGCATCTCCGGCGCCAAGTCGCCCGAAGTCATCATACCATTCAGCGTGCCAAGCACGATGTCCTGAATCTGCTCCGGCGTCATCTGTTCCTGCACCGCGGCAATCCGCTTGGTTTCGGCCTCAAACGCCTTGATGTCAAGCTCACGCGCTTCCATAGACGTCTGCACCTTCTGGAGCATCGCGTGCATCATGTCCATCTCTTGCGCCATCGCCTGCATCTGCATGTTGGCAGCCTGCAACGCCGGGTTTTCCTCGTCGGTCAGCAGCTTCGGGTCGATCATCTTGCCAAGGCGCTTGGCGATTTCCTGCGCGCCCGGCCAGTCCATGTTCTTCACGAACAGGTCGCCCGCCACCGGCCACAAGTCCGGGTTGGCCGTGAGAATCTGGCTCATGGCGTCCATCGCTTCCTGGCGCTTCGTCATGTACGACGGGCCGGTAGTCACGCGGACATCGTACTTGCCGACAGACGGGTTGTAGATTTTCTCCAACACCACGCCCTGTTCGTCCGTGATCTTGCGAACCGGCTCCGGCTGCGTCGGGTCGATGCGGACGGTCTTGACCTCGCCATCAAGCCCCACGATGCGCGCGATACGCTGCGTGTCGTAGATTTTCGGTATCAGGTCGATGATCTGGCGCGTGACAGCTCGGACGGTTCTACCGATGTTGTCGATGTAGTGGAACGTGCCGGTGTCGCCCTGCTTCTCACGCGCCAGAATTGCTTTGCCCGAACGCTCGTTGGATTGCGCTCCAAGGCTTGAATCGTACTGCCCGGTGGCGCTCTTGATGTCGTCCGCCGCGCCCAACTTGGCCTGCAACAGACCGCTAGAAGCCATCGGCGGCTGCGCGCGCGCGGGGAGCGGCAACACGCCGCCCTGCCCGTCCGTCACATCCGGGTTGACCTCAAGGTACGGCCAGTTGTTGGTGTTGGCCGTTTTCCACTGCTGCTCGTAGCCTTCAAACTGGCCACCGTAGCCGATGAACGGCGCTTTGGGCGCCAAGGCGAGCATTTCCGCCTCTTGGCTCACCCAGTAGTTGTACATCCGCTGCGCGTCCTTGGCGTTGCGCACAAGGCCGGAGACGTACATGCGCCCGTCAACCTCAAACTCGTTGCCGATGGCGCGAACGACCGGAATCCAATCGCCCGGCCAGTCCTGTTCCTCAAGAATCTCGTAGCCGTTGGTCTTGATCCACTTGACCTGGCAGCGGTCAACTTCGCGCGTGCGGATGACCGGCAGGCCCATCATTTCGGCCTGCGCGGCCTCTTGCGAGCCGGCGAACGCCGTCAGGTTGCCCGGATACAGGTTGAGCGTGGCGCGGGTGTATTCCTTGTAGAAGTATTCCGCGATGCGCACCGTCTCCCGGCTAATCCATTGCGTCATCGCGGAGTCACCGACCCCGCGCTGCATGATGGACGAAATCGGCTCGGCGTCCGGGAACGCACGCTCAAACTCGTCGCGCGTCATGTCCTCGGTGATGAAGCACCACTCCGCATCCATGCCCGTAGGGTCTTGGATGGTGGGATCCATGTAGACGCTGAACGAGTTGCGGATGCGTCCGATGAACACGTCTTGGTCGAAAGTGTCCTCGTCGCAGTACTTCGTCAGAATGCGGACGTACCCTTCGCCAAACGTCACCTGATTGTCGCAGGCGGTGTCGTAGGCCACGTCGGCATCCGAGATGTACTCGATATGCCGCACCATGCCGTCGAAAATCTCGGCCACTTCCATGTCGGCCTTGTCATCCACCGGGATGACCTTGCCGGCCGGGCGGTTCTGCCGCTGTTCGTTCGTGACCTGCCGGACGTGCTGCGGGAGCTTGTTGATGGTCAAACACGGACGCGCGTTGACCGTCTGCCCCTGCACCGAACCGCGTGTCGCTAGGACATCCTGCGGCCATTGCCATTGGTTGTCCGGGCTACCCGCCATGAACCGCAGGTCATCCAGTTCGTCCTCGCGGCTGTCCGCATAGGCGGCGATGGCCGACACCATGCGCGTGCGCGCCGTCGCTAGGACATCCTGCGCGTTGCGCTTCTTGCCCTTGGGCGCGGGGTCGCTCGACCGCGCCGCCGCCCGCATGCCTACCGGGTCTGTAGCCACGGTCAGGCGCCCATCCAACTGCCGGACATACCGCCGCCCTCACGCAGCGTAACGCGCCGCTCAGACGGGCGCTCCGTGCGGCTGGCAACGGGGTATGCAAACGTCACGGCGATGGCGTCAGCCGCATCAGGCGAGGCCAAACCACGGGCTTTCATGTCTTTCTTGCTCTCCAAAAGGATTGCACCAGCGGAGTTGAACTTCTGGTGCGGGCCGACAAAATCGGCTTTCAGCACCCGATCATCGGGCACACTTGCACCTTTCAGCCATTCTCGCA